TGATGCGATCAGATTCGCTGGAATTATCTGAGTCTTGTATATTTCGACTTTGCGTATCGCGTACGGGGCGGTAGGAATCCCACCTCGCAGGAATCGCGTGTCTAATTGTACTGTGTTGCCACGCCTAGCAGAGATTCGTTGATATACGGCCATACTGCACCTCGTTTCAATATCTTTGCTAAGCCGAAGATTATTAGTGAGGTAGAGTAGACGGCATTGCTGAAGATTCCTTCTTGTTCCGTTCTTCAGCCACCCTCTCCAGCTTTTTAGCCCACCATGCACGCTCTTCGCCAGTCATCGAATTCTGTTCGAACAGCGTCAATTCTCCACTACCGCCCACTCCTGCTCTCAACATGAATTGCTGCTCCATCAGCATATTCCATTCTTTTTCACACTGTTCGTGTGATTTGTGGACGAAAAAAGGATTCGGTGATCGGCAACATAGCGCGATATGCTTCATTGCATGCCGCACATTGTATCTCGACCATCGTTTCGATGCTGGGGGTGTTTTCGGACAGCCATTCTCTGATGACGGCTATGTCCGTAGAATGCATCTTATTAACGATGCTCTTTATCTTGAATCGATCTGTAACGCCCATAATGTCGACGATAACCGTCTCGATATTCTGAGTAACCAGATCATCGAGAGCTATCTCGTCGTGGCTGTGATCAACGAATTGTTGAGCACGCTCTCTTGGCTTGATCTTGGCTCTAGAGCCACCAACGATCATATTTTGGGCCTTCTTCGCACGTTGGATGCCATTCGCATCACGTACGCGAAGATATCTGATCGATGCCGTAATTTCCCTTCCGGTCGTCTTGCTCAGATATGGCAGCGACACCTTAAAAGGCTCAGAGCCGAGCGATTCATCTGCCCAAACGATCGTGGTGACAAGCTCATTCAAGTCAATAGAATGTGTGGCGACTTGCTGACATTGCTGATTCGGGCAAGTCGACGCAAACTCATAGATATTACCGTGGGTGATGCCGCGCAGATAATACAATAGATAGATCTGATCGCCAACCAATAAATCTTGAACATCGAATCCATCTGGGAACCGGCAGCATTCTTTAAGCATGTAATCGATGGATTGGCCGGTTTGTGCCAGTCGTGCAGTGGCTAAGATCTTATCGACCTTTGCCGACCATGCCTTCACACCAATTACCCCAGAACTCCATCCATAATAAAGTCCCTTACTTGGTAAAGTTGTCTCTTCCCAAGGAATTAGCTGTTCCGGCGTAGCCCTTGAAATGATATCGACGATATCAAGATCAGATGTAGCATTGCCGACCAGTTTTGAAATGTCCGAAACCGGCTTCTCGCTCAATGGCGTTGCTGATTGTGTTTGTGCTTGCGATGGGCTTGGAGTATCACCGCCAGTAAGGCGTACTTCTTCTTCTACACGGTCTGCCATTGGTCCACCTATAGATAGCTTGTTTTATGCGGTCTAGATTATATCTACCAAGCAGAAGAGCTCGCAAGAATATCAATAACCTTCTGGTACATAGTTGCTATCTGACGAAGAATCGGCCCAATCATATGCAATAGTTACGTCGATCACCTTTATTTCGGTAGCGGTATATGTTAAATCGCCTTCTTTAACACTCTGCGGCCAGCTACCGTAAAGAGTCCAGGTAGTCCATGCTGAGAAGTCTAGGTTGTAGACCTTGATAACGGAATCTTTCTTATAATCGACTGGGCTACTGAGGCCGGACTTTACCGACCATACCTTCTCACGCCAATCCTTAATGATCTGCGATGCCTTGTTAGAGCCTACCACGACATCATAGAACGTGATTCTGATATCTTCCCAAGTAACCATTCCAGCATATTTATAAACGAGTGAAGAACCATCGACAGTATCTTTTGTGATCGTGAAGGTCGGTAGTGTCGCCTCCTTTGCTAATAATTTCGTCGGGAATAAGTTACGGTTATCCTCAAATAGATTAACAATCTCCCAGGTATATTGGTAAACCGGCTTCAGATTATTCTCTGTAGCTGCAATTCCTGCACCAACATCAGTAGCAACTATGAATCCTGGCGTAATATTCTCCTTATGCGGCTGGTGCCTGGTCCTCGACGTCAACTTTCTCTTCAGTCGACTTATCCATCTCTAGGGTAAATGTGATCTCAGATATCTTAGATGAGGTATAATCAAGCTCATCTGGAGTTACCTTAGATGGCCAGCAACCGTGCATCGTATATCTGTAGATAGCAGCACCGGTTCCATTAAGCATTTCTAGCGTGCAGGTCCGCTTCCTAAGGTTAATCTGCGACCTGTTGATATTTATGACACCAGTAGACCACCACTGATAGATCTGAAAGGCAGCGTCGGCATTGGTGATGACGTGATAGAAGCTTATTTCTATTGGTGTCCACTTCTGCTTGCCGGGGAAATAGACACAATCTTGTTGGTAATGTAGAGTAGCCTTATCGAATTCTACCCTTGGCCTACCTGACTTATGGGCATATAATAATATATCCTTCAGAGGTTCGAGAGTAGCAAACTTCCAACGATGTTGGCGTGCCACTTCAACAGTGGCTCCAGGCTGCTGCGCTTGATTGTTCTGACCGATGTTGAATCCTGGCACTTGTATCGCCAATTCATATAGAGGAAGGCACAACAACTACTTTAGGTTTGATATGAATGTTATATATACGAAGAAGGCCAGCAATTGCTGGCCTTCTACTAACAATAATAACGTTAGCCTTTGATGGCTCGATCGTATCGCAACGTCGCTTCAATCGTCACGATATCGGTCGCTGTATAATCCAGATCACCCCAGTTGACTTCCTTTGGCCATGCATTACACATGATCCATGTTTCGGTCGTATTCCCAGCAGCACCGATCATCTCCAACGTCGCTTGCTGCTTATACACGGCTGGTGCATACACGGTAGCTGTCGGCAGATCGACAACGGTTCGTAGCCATTGATAGATTGTGTCTGATACGTCGGGGTTCTGCTCGACATCATACCACTTCATGCTGACCGGCTCCCAGGTCTGCTTACCGGCGAAGTAAGCCACTTCCTGGTCGTGATGCATTTCTGGTTCTGCGAACTTGAAATTCGGTCGCGATGCCGATTGCAGGACCAGTAACGCAGCCGGATTAACACCGCCGAGGGTTCGAAAAACCCAGCGATGTTTTCTGCGAGTTTCCAAGTTGGCGGCTGGACCGTTACCTGTTCCACATATGTTGAATCCGGGCAAAAGACCCTCCTTCGAGGTTGGTTAGACCACCAAATTGATGGGCAAGACCCTCGTCATAATTTCAATGTTTGTGGAAATGTATTTAATCATTGGACGTTCATTTTCACCACAGGTGCGTCATGAAAGATCGCAAAACTGAATATCATCTCCAGCGTCAGCACCGTATCACCAATAACTTATGTTTGATGTGCGGTGGTCCTCGCGATTCGGAGAAGTCGTCGTGCTCTAAATGTCTGACAAGGAAAAGCGAAAGACGAAAGGCTGCTCGGAAAGCCAGACAAGCCATAGGAGTTTGCTTAAGTGGGAAGCATATCACAAAAGGCAAAATGTGCGATAAGTGTAAAGAGAAAGGCAAAAGAGAACGCATCGCCCATGATAAGCGCTGGATTGCAAAAGGATTATGCCCTAGATGTGGCAAAGCACCACTACCAGGCAAGATTTATTGTGCTAGCCACACAGCTTATCAAACGTTGATTATCATGCAGCGATATAATGACCGCAGAGCAAAAAATCAATGCACAGTATGTGGCGTTGACTTATCTGTTGACGAATCAATACGCTGTAAGAAATGTAACGACATTCACGTAGAAGCTAGCAAACGCAAATGGCATCGAGACCGTGAAAAAGTTCTGGATCATTATGGTGCAAAATGCGCATGCTGCGGTGAGACAACTTACGAATTTTTAGAAGTAGATCACATTAACGGCGACGGCAAGCGTCATCGACGTCTAGTTGGTATGCATATGATGAGTTGGATAATAAGACATAAATTTCCAACTGATCTAAGAAAATTGTGTGCGAATTGTAATCGCGGTATCGCCAATTACAAAATTTGCCCTCATTGTAAAGATGTTATACCATACAACAAAAATCGCAAAATACGATTAAAAGTTATTGCTCATTACGGTGGTAAATGCGTTTGCTGCGGTGAGTCTAATTGGGCCTTCTTAGAATTTGATCATATCAACAACGATGGTAACGAACATCGCAAAGAGGTTAAACAGGTAACTGCTAGTTGGATTATCGCTAACGATTATCCTGACTATTTACAGCTACTATGTGCAAACTGCAACAAGGCTAAGGGTCTCTATGGTAAGTGTCCGCATCATAAATAGGTGCCATGCTGCTTGAAACTGTCGTCACCTACTAAATCATCCACTTCCTTGTCTACATCCACGCCTTTTGACCTAACGAAGCTAAAGACCTCCTCTGGTCGGTATCCAAATGCCATGCCACGTAATAAATCACTAGTCTTTTGATGTGTAGTCTTCTGTATCTCATCGACTACATCTTTATCCTCTCGTCGTGCTACATAGAATACACCTTTCCCGTATCGCCGAATTATAAATCTGTTATCACCGCGTACAGTATCTATATGTGGCTCATCAATCAAACAGACTAGTCTCTCTCTATTTAGTAGTTGTTTTAAGGCGTCTTCATCTGATATATTAGCAGGATTACCTGACCTATGTGTTCTCAAAACTCGGTAGTTATCAAGATAGAATCTGAACAATTTGTGTGCGACTGCTCTAGCTACTCCAAGTCTATCAAGCAATATCTTTAGATTTCGTAGCGATCTGACATTATATAGAGTAGTGTCTTTTACATCGCTCCTGCCATACGTAGAGCCGCTGCCACTGCTCACTAGATTGAAGAATGTCTGTAAATCGACCCCTAATTCATTTGCAGCATCTTCAAAAGAATATGGCTGTATATCTGTCCGTTCTGGTTCTTCGCCGCGTGCTGCTGGGCTTCGCTGATTTATATTATCAGCAGCTTTATGCATCAATTGACGCGCCTTTTTACGTATCTCAGGGCTTAAAGTATCTTCATTAAGTAGTGCTAATTTCATAATACGAAGAGGGCCAGCTTTCGCTGGCCCTCTCGCCCATTCGTCGCGTCGGACTATCTTCCACTCACCACAACTCCACCTGCTGCCAGGACTTCCTCGGAACTGAAGGATGCCGAAGATTGCATGACCACCAAGTTGAGCACGATGAATTCAATCGCACGGGTCGGTTTGATGAACACTGACACCCACAATTGATTCATATCACGCCGCTGTGGGGTATTATTCGAATCGTCGCACACCACATTGTAGGCGTCCAACCCACGTCGGGCTTGGATGTCTGCCATAAATGGGTTGATAAGCGTTCGAACCTGTGCCCAAGTCGTTGCATCATTCGGCTCGAACACAAAAGCTCGAAGTATTTGTACCAAGTTCTTCTTCAGGTAGATCAACAGCATCCGCACATTGACCCGATCAAGGGCTGTTTCAGTGCGTTGCAGTGTTCGCTGACCGAAGACCACGATACCGTCCTTCGGGAACGCAACCAATGGATTCACGGCGTTGCCGCTACCATATAACAGGTCACGCTCGCCTTGGCTCGGGTTGTATTCGACGGCCAACGGCGTTAGCAACTTGCCGCGATTGATACCGGCAGGAGCCATCCATTGGTCGGCCACTCTCGACGTGCGAGCGAAGACCGAACCAACGTGTCCGGATGGCGGAATCCAAATGTTCTGCTTGCTGAACTGGTCGTAGATCTCAAGCCAGCCCCAGTACAGAGCACCGTAGCTACTGTTGATTGCATGAGACAGATCAGAAAGCAGCATACCATTATGCCAGTCGACGACTTGCTGTGGCCGCAATCCAAAAGGCGGATCGACCAAGTAAAGCACGTCGCCACGGCTTTCGCACAGTTGCAGACCCTGCCCGATCACCGCACCAGATGTCATGCCTGGTATGATGAGCAAGTTGATGTCGAATGTCTCGGAATTCTGGACGCCGTACATGCCGCTCGAATCTTGCGGGTTGCCGATAATTGCGGCGTCGAGCTCGCTTGAAAATGCGGGATCGATCGGGATGCCATTGGAACCGCCGCTGAATATATGGCTCGCAAGTTGGGCTGGTTGTCTGACTTCATAGGTGCTCGGATCGAGTTCGTCATTGTTCAAGAACGCCGGGCGGTCTTCCCAATTAACGAAATCATTGCCATTAGCACCACCATAGGCAGTACCAGGGTTCAAGACATTGCCGATATAACGGTCATCGGTCTTGTCGAAGCTGATGTTCTGCACATTGTCGGCGGTAGCACCATTCGGATCGGTGATGACCAGTTGATAGCGTGCAGCCGGATTACCGGCGATTTGTGTCTGCAGA